GGTCGAGAACATTCCCTTCACAGCGCACGACCGGGATGTAGCGGCCGGGCAGCGGAGCTCTCTCACGCTTGCCTCCTAGCGCCCGCCGATCGATGACCGTGCGGCCATTGAGCTTGAACCATTCTACCGTACGCCGATGGCTCATCCGACCCATGGGCTGGCCATCTGTATCAAGCTGTATCGTGATACCGCGTTGTTCCAGAAGAGGTTTCAGACGCTTCCATTCTCGATCGAACAGCGTGGTACCGTCCGTCAGGTAATGGAGGTACTCCTGGGTCTTGGTGATCCGGTAGTACTCGGCTAGGCGGATCTTGGCCTTTGACTCCCATAGATGATCCTCATCACCCGGGCCGCCGCGGCGGTATTCGGCGTTCACGGCCTTGGGATAGAGTCGCTTGTATTTTTGCCGGCTCATTTCCTCCGTAATGATCAGCCATTCCCGGTCGGAGCCGGTCGGGTCGATCGCCAGAGGATCGTCGTAGACCGTGAATACATTGCGGATCTGCTTGATCAGCAGTTCCTGCTCGCGCGCCATCTCATCGGGGTACTCGGCCAGGATGCGCCAGTAGCCCCAGCCGATCTTGACCGCGCTCTCACCCCCGCTATCGTAGGCCACGGACGCTTTAGACCGTGTCTCAATGTGCCGGATGATGCCAGACCACACCTTGGCGTCCTCGATCCGCGCGCCCTCTCCCGTGGGATGCACTTTGATGCGCGGCCGCTGCTGGCGCATGTTGTTGCAGACGCGCCGGACACAGGTGCGGGTCAGGTTGATCGTCAGCGTCGGCCGGTCCTTGCGCATCTTCTGCAGGTCGGTCGGCCACTGGTTGCCGTCCTCGAACTCCAGGTCCTCGATGGCGTTGGTGACGTTTTCGCCGTTCGCCTCGATGCTGATGCGCAGCCGCTCATCGGCCTCTTGAAAGATCTCCTCATCCGTGATGGCGGGTGTATCGAGGGATGTCGGGGTTTGCGGCACGAATCAGGACTCTGGGCTATCCAGTCCCGTACGTTTCAAAAACTCAGCAACCGCTTCCACATCTGCCCCATCACAGCGCCCAAGATGAAGTTTATCGCAGCGCGGACAATAAGGTGATTCACGGTTGTCGATCGTGAACGGATAAGGCCGCATGATTATGCATTCTTCGTTCATCTGCGCGACTGTATCACTGCGCATACAGTCAAGCTACTTCCACCCAGGTGGGCGTTTTCATTTCTGTATGCGCATATTCAGGGCTCAGTCGGGTATTGGCCGGGGATTTCATGGCATTCCATGCGCGTAATCTCAGTTTCATGCGCATGAATGAGCTAGGCGCAGCCGGGGGCTGCTCTTTGCCGCTGCCTTGCACAGCTTTGTTCGTGATCATCCCCTCATCCAGCCCAGGCTATCGTTGCGACGAGGACTGTCATCGTAGTCCGGCTCAATCAGCTTTTTGACCGACTTCGTGATCGCCAGGCGCTTCATCATCAGTGCGTACCGGCTCGCAGAGATCAGGTCGTCATTGAGCTTCACAATCAGCCCATCTTTGCGGTGATAGAGCTCGAACTCCTCGAACCAGTCAGCCAAGTGCGCAAAGACCTTCCAACGCCCGGTCTCCATGCGCTCGTACATGTCCGTGATGCCTGCCTCGACGCCGTTCGTGCCGTCCTCGAACTGGGCGTGCTGAAAGAGCATCTTGAGGCCGTGTTTCTTGTAGAGCGCCTGGAGCTGCTGCTGCTCTTGCTGGTCGAACTTACCCCCAGACTGTTTGCCATCATGCGGCCATGCCCAAGGGAGCCAATTGCCCCACGGTAGCGTGGCACCTGCGAACATCATCGGCGTCTGGGCTTTGGCGCGGTGACAGGCGATGACGTGAATAACGTCGCTGTCGCGGTCCCACGCGAGCCGCGCACCCGCACTGGGATGGTCCCAGCCGAAGTCGATCCCGCAGATCTGGGGCCAGTGCTCGGGAATGGGGAAGGATTCTTCGGCAATTTGAACGCGTTCAAACGGGAAGACGCGACCCGATCCGAGCTGCGGGATACCTTCAGTACGGGCCTTGCGCTCGTGCTCGGGGTAGGTGGCGATGATGGCGGCGCGTTGCTCATCGGTGTAGTGCTCGGCATCATGGATGGTCATCATCGTGAGATGAGTCCCCACGACTTTCTCGATATAGAACCGTCGCACCACGGCCGACACGCCCTCAAGAGGCGTCAGGGTCGTCATGACCGGTCCCAGCGTGGTATTCGTGCGGGTCAGCAGTTCGAAGTAGACATCCTCGGGTGGCTCCTCATCAAGCCAACCTCCGTCTAGGGTCTCGGCCTGCCATTTGCTGCGACCCTGGTCATAGCTCTGGAGCTGAATCGAACTTATACCGCCCCAGTCGCTCTTGACAATGATGCTCGCTACGGCATCGGGTACGCCTTGGCGGGGAGAGGTATCGAGCAGGCAGTCTTTGGGAATAGCACCGGTACCCCAAAGTTGTTCATTTTCAGGAGGTCCCAAGAGAAGTCGTTGCACGCCTTTTCGAGTGAGCTCTGCAGATTCGGAGCCTGCGATCCACCGCACAGGGCGATCAAATCGCTTTCCTTGGAACCAGTCAGGATAGCGTCCAGTGAGATGCATGGCGACTTCCATGCTAGCAGCCAGGGTTTTACCGAGCTGGTTGCCTGCCATGAGCATGCGCTCACGCTCCAAAGCGTTGTGAAACTGGCGCTGTTTGGTGTAGGGATGGTAGTCCGCAAGCCTATTGAAGCTCCTGCGGCGTTCCCATTCCTTTTCCAGCTTCGTCAGCAAGACGGGATCGGAGTAGGGCGATTCCAGCAAGGAGTTCTGCATCTGTGAGGTCATCGAGCGGCTGGCTCTGTTCTACCTGTCTGGGCATGAGTGCGGCAATCGCTTTGACATAGCCCATGGGATCTTTCTCGCGAGCGTTGACGATCGCCTGTTTGCCGTGAGCATCAAAGTCATCGGCCAGCGCGTTCAGGAAACGGCCCTGGAGGCGATTGCGTGCGGCCTTGGGTTTGCCACCGGGGTTGAGCGTCTCGCCCGGCTGCATAGGCGTCAGGTTCGCGAGCGAATTGGGATTGGCGGCCACTGTTTCTGAGTGAGCTAATGGTTACGCTCAAGCCAGTCGAGCCAAAGCTCATCGCGCGTGACTTGCTTTAGCTCAACGAGGCCATCGGGGTAGTAGAAGAGCTTGAAATGCTCTAGCGGCTCACCGGTGCGTTGTAGCTCTTGCGCAATTTGCTGCTCCAGCTGTGCGCTTCGAGTGGCGATGATCTGATCGATGAGGGCAGTCATGGGATTGGCCATGGTCATCCCCCTACGCCCTTCGGCCATTGGGTGAACTGAGGGATATATTCATCAACCTTCAGCGGTTCGGCCCAACCGGTGGCTTCAATCTTCACGGGCTTGCGGGCGATGAGTTCGGCCAGTTGTGCCTTGAGGGCTGCGTAATCCTGGGCGAGCTGCTCGACTTTGGCTTCGAGCTCCTGGATGCGGGCGTGGGAGAGACCTTTGAGAGCGCTCATGCTGGAGTCGCCAGCCAATATTTCGGAATCCATTGAAGCGGATGAGTAGTGAGCCAAGTTGGAGCATCGCTGAGATGCATATCGACCAGATACCACATTCTCACAGCGGAAACCCATCGGTAATGAGGCTTCATGCGGCCTCACTTTGTTGAGCCTTGCCGAGCACGAGATATAGCGCAAAGTCGCCGGGGAGATTCTGCCCTTCGAACATACCCATCAGCGCACGCAGTGCCGGCTTGAGCATCTCGGCGAGTAATTTCTCGCGCGCGTCCTCAGATAAATCCGAGGCTTCCGTGAAGCCTTGTGACAGCACCCTCCTTGCGTCCTTTGGGAATGCTGGACCGAACGCGCGGCGCATGAGATCACCATCAACAAGCAGATCGACATGGGCCAGCGTATTGGACGGGAAACTCATGCGGCTTGCTCCTCACACACGACAGCGATGTCAGCCTCGCGCACCATGAGACAGTCTTTGTCACCCCAGCGGAAACTGGCGTAGCTGGTGAACAGGTAGCCCCGGATCTCAAGGCCCCCTAGTTCCACGATATCGCCGACTTTCGTGTCAGTCGGTAAAAAGACCTTGGAATCCCAGCACTTATCGCGCTTTCCACGCGGACCGTTGTACTTTTTCGGGAATGTTCCACGGCCGACTGCGAGCACACGCCCTCGTAAAGGTTTGCCGCGATAGACGACTTCCAGGATTTTGCTCGGCTCCCAGGCGAGGATCTCAAGCAGAACATGATCGCGCAGAGGACGGATGGTCTCGCTGGCGGGAATGACGAGATTGGTCTCATTGCCGATCCGGCATCCGCCGTCTTCGTGGGTTTTCATGATTTCACCAGCGCCAATGCGGTCTTCACATGCGCACCCACATGCGAATCGGGCGAAATCACGGGCCATACATCCCAATTCGCAGGCTTCGCGAGCACCAGCCGGAAGTGATCGAGAGTGTCACCGCACTTCGCATGCGTCTCGAACCAGGCATCGAGCAGGCGCCGATCAGGTGCCCGGTGATAGCCGCTACCCAAGCGCTGGCCAAGCATCTGACTATGCTCCGTATCGGCCCCGCAGACCGTGCAGACGATGTAGAGGCGGTTGCCTTCGATGATGGTCATTGGGGTAAGACTTCTTTGGCCGCGTTTGGATATCGATGGTAGAGATCCTGAATATCTACCAGCTTCCACGCGTGTTCCAGGAATTCACGGTGAATCCATCGGAACGCAGGGGGTTCGACACATCGTGATTGACCCATGCCGATGACCGCCAAAGCTCTTTCCAGCAACTCGATCCGGGCTGCATCACATTTGCCGCAGCGGTAATCGATTTCGCGCTCAATGTCATTGTGTCTACATTGATTCATGCGGTCTTGCGCTTCTTCAGCTGCTGCTTCACATCCTTGAAGCGCGCAGGCTTGGGCGGTTTCAGACCGAGGTGCTTCTCAGCGAATGCACTGAGCGAACGCGGCCGGTCAGGACTGGGCATGTCAGCCCTTCGTGTCCATACTGCCGCCAGGCCCCTTCACATCGCAGTGCTCGTGATGATTCGGTACCCCGAACTTGATCCCAGCACCTTCGCTGCCGACCTTCTCGATGCCGCTGACTTTCTTGGTCGCCGGCGAACGGCCATGATCGGCGCCCTCGCGTTCGGATTGACGATTACCTTGCTTTTGCTCGGACATGTCGTGCTCCTAATGACAGTTGCAGTGCTTGCAGATCATACAGTTAGCGGGTAACCAGCGTCTGAGCCAGCAGATTACCCTGCAGTAAAACCCGTGGGACTTCCTGGCTGGACCACCGGAACCGGGATGCTGAAGGGCACTTCCGTAGTCCAGGCCGATGTGGAGGCCACCCCGGCCAGAGTATCGGTCTGATCGACGGCTGCCCAATAGTTACCCGGCGGCAGCGGTTTGCCCAATCGAGAGGCAATGTCGGAAGGGGTCGCAGTCGTCACACCTGCATCGAGCACCACCGTGTACTGATAATTGCCGGCAGCGTGGGTCGTATCACCATCGAGACGAATGCCGATCGTGGCCGCGGATTCGTTTTCCCCCGCTGGGAGCGGATTCCCATTGGCATCCGTGGTCGAGAGGGTGAACGAGAAGCCTTTGACCAGGGCCGGGAATACGGTTGCGTTCATGGAGTCTCCAGGGGTTCGATGCAGATCGTCGTACAGGGAGGGGTCTTGTACTCGCGCGACTGGGTCACGGTGAGCTCGATGTGATCGGGCGAATCATCGACGAGAACGCGGGCATAGCGCAAGGCGTCAATCACCGGCTTCATACACCCGACCAGGTTGTCAGGGTCCATTCTACCGCGTGAAATGCGATGAATCGCCACTTTCGCACGAGGAAAAGGCAGGTTTTGCGTGAAGTGGAAACGTCCGTTGGTCACAGCGGCCCAGACCTCCTGCTGCCAGACTTTCGACACCCGGTGACGCGCGCGCCAGCCGTAACCCGACAGTTCGTTGATGCTCGGCGGGACCCTTGGAATTTCAAGCGTGATCGTCGGCATCTTTCTGCGCCAGCTTTTTGGCCTTGGCGAAGCTGTTCATGCGCGTCTCGAGCAGCTCGCGCGCCGGCAGGATGCGCCAGAGTTCGAAGAAATCGGTTCCCATGACCGTGATCTTGATGAAGCTGTAGCGACCATCGGTGGTCTTCATGACGGTCGGGCTGACTTGCGTCCATTCGAGCGCCGGTCGCGGGACGACGGAATGCGCAGGGGCCGAGCCCTGCCTCACATCCCCACCGGCTCTCAGGGTTACTTCGGGTGGGGGCCCAGGCGACTGGCTGAGTGAGGCCTTGGAATTCGCATGTTCTGCCAACCGTTTCATCATCGACTCATGGCGCGAGACCGTCTCGGGTGGGATCAGCGGCATAGCAGTT